CCTAGAAGACGTATATGATATTGGTGTTTCTGGAGAAAACAAAAACTTTCGTGCAGATGGAATTTATATCCACAACTGCGGTAAGACAACTTTTCTAGCAGACTCAGGAGCAAATTTCTTAGCACAAGCTGAGCGCCCCGTAATTTGGTTTAATAATGAAGAAGACGGTAAGAAGGTTATGATTCGTGTATACCAAGCATTCTTTGGCATTACTCTTGATCAACTTATGTCTAACGCAGCACGTTATAAACAGATGTTTAAGGCCAAAACAAATGGGCTTTTACAGATGTATGATGCTGCTACAATTGGGCGTAGAGATGTAGAACGCATTGTTGCTAGAGAGAAACCCTCTTTAGTTATATATGACCAACTTATTAAGATTAAAGGTTTTACCAATGATCGAAAAGACTTGCAGCTAGGAGAAACTTTCCAATGGGCTAGAGAGTTGGCTAAGAACAACCATGCTGCAATTGGTGTGGCACAGGCTGATGGAAGTGCTGAGGGTGTTAAGTGGCTTACAATGGACCACGTAGCAAATGTTAAAACTGCTATTCAGGCAGAAGCCGATTGGATTTTAGGAATTGGTAAGGTGCATGACGAAGCATTAAAAAGGGTTCGTTACATCAACATCAGTAAAAACAAACTGTTTGGTGATGACGATTCTGATCCCAACTTGCGACATGGTAAGCTGGAGGTTCTCATCTCTCCTGAAATTGCTAGGTATGAAGATGTCATTGGATACTAGATTAACCCTAGACTTTGAAACACCAATTAAAAACAAAGGCCATCCGTTCACTCCTGGTAACAAAGCTGTGTCCTATTCCTACAAGAAGGGTAACGCAGAACCTGTTTTTAGGAAGAACACACACCCAGCGTTCTTAACAGAATTAAAGAAGGTGCTTTCCACCACCTCTCTAATCATTGGTTTCAATTTCAAATTTGATTTACAACACCTATGGAACCTTGGTGCTTCTCTTCCTGACAAGGTGAGGATTTGGGACTGTCAAATTGCTGAGTTTATTCTTACAGGACAAACAACCCCGTTTGAGTCTCTTGACAGTTGTCTAGAGAAGTATGGGTTGCCTCTTAAACAAGACAGAGTTAAGGAATATTGGGAAGCTGGTGTTGACACAGCAGACATTCCAGAAGACATTCTAGAAGAATATAACAATTTAGATGTTGACTTAACATACGAGCTATATAAGCTACAATGGGAGTTGTGTTCTGAGAAGCAACGTAAACTAATTATCCTAGACTGTCTTGACACCATCACCCTGGCAACTGCTGAGAGAAGTGGCTATTTGTTTGACACAACCACCTGTGTAGAAAACTGTGTTGTATATGAGAAGCAACTTGCTGAAATTGAAGCAGAGTTGTCTAATTACCTACCAAAAGAAATTCCTCCAGAATGCACATTCAATTGGGCCAGTGGAGATCACCTCTCTGCCTTAATTTATGGAGGGTCGATCATATTTGAGTGGAGAACAGAAGAGCCAGCAACATATAAGAGTGGGCCAAACAAAGGACAGGAATACTTGAAAGGCAAGTGGCATGAAGCTGTTGTAGAGTTTACACCAAGGTTTATTCCTGTTAAAAACACTATGGTTAAGAAATGCAAAGATGTTTTATACGAAGGAACTCTTTTCTATCAGGTGGATGATCCAACCCTCAAACAGCTTAAAACGCGCAGGAAGGATGATAAACGCCTCCTTGAGTTGCTAGATATGTCGGCTAAGAAAGGAAAGGTTCTAGAGATGTTTAAACAGTTTTTAAACCTATTTAACAAATATGGTTGGGAGAACAATTTGGTTCACGGACAATACAACCAAACGATTGCTAGAACAGGGCGTCTTTCTAGCAAGGAACCAAACATGCAAAACACTCCCCCAGAAATTGATGAATTGTTGGTGAGCAGATATGCTGATTAACGCCGATGTGAAAGGTCTTGAAATTGTCTGTGCTGCTCAGTATTATGGAGACACAACTCTCTGTAACGAGCTTATAAGCAAGGAAGACATTCACCTAAACAATCAAAAAGCTTTTTCTCTTCCATCACGTTTAATAGCAAAAGTTTTAAAGTTTCGTACAATTTACGGAGGTGGGGCATACAGCTTTGCACACGACCCTGATTTTATGGGAGTGAGTACAAGTGAGAAGTATTGGCAGGGAGTTTTAGATGCCTATTTTGCTAAATACACAGGGATTCGTGATGGGCACATCAGAGACATTGAAACAGTAAAGAAAACTGGTGTTATTGAAATACCTTCCGGTAGGTTCTACAGATATTACCCAGAGAAAAACTATAAAGGAGAAAGGACGTGGCCTGAAACACGGATTAAAAATTATCCGATTCAGGGTTTTGGGGCTGACCTAGTTAAGTTGGCTCGCCTTGAGTTTTATAAGAAACTTGAAGAAAGCGGTATAGAGGCGTTGTTTATTGGAACTGTTCACGATTCGTTGGTTGTTGACACACCAAGAAAAAACATGTACAATATTGCTTCTATGCTAAAAGAAAGTATTGAAGAGGTTCCTGCTTTAGTTCGTAAGCTTTGGAACTACGATTTCTTCCTACCCCTCACTTGTGAAGTGCAGGCAGGAATGAATAAAAAAGAAATGACAGAAATTAAGGATATTTAATGCCACAGTTTAAGATTCAACAAGTTGAAATTGAAGTAGTTCAAAAGGGTCGCAGCTCTTACGAGGTTGCTAATGTAACCTACACCAATAAAACTGGTGAGAATAAAACCAAGAAGGTAATGTCATTTGCCAATCCTGGTGTGTTTGCCACTGTTAAGAAAGCCTCTCCAGGCACTACAATTGATGTTACCTATGTAGAAGGTGATAAGTATTACAATTGGGCTTCATGCACCATTGCTGACGAAGATGCTCCTGCTGTTAAGCCTGCTGCTGCTGGTGGTAAGGTTTTGGGAAGCAACTATGAAACTGCTGAAGAGCGCAAGATTAAGCAGATGTACATCATCAAGCAGAGTTCTATCAGTAATGCAATTACTTTGCTAGCAGCTTCTACAAAACCAGGTGGAGATAAGATTCAAGTGGAAGATGTTCTAGCCTTGGCACAAGAGTTTGTAGACTTTGTATATGGAAACGACTTCTCCGCAGAAGAAATCCTGGAAGCGTAAAAGCAACATTGTCCCAGGTGGTAGGCCAGAGAATAAATATAATTTCTCTACCTACCTACATAAAGTTGGGGATTGGGTTGAAACCCATCCTCTAACAGAAGAAGAGTATCAGCGTATTAGAAAAGCAGCATTCATTTGGGGATATAGACACAACTGTAGAATGAGTATTAGAAAGAAGCGCATTCCTGGTGGATTTGGCGCTTTAATAACCTTAATCAGAAACTATTTCTAATGAGCTTTCGTATTGCTGAGAAACAGGCAAAAAAAAGCACCTTCCTAAAACATAGGGTTGGTGCTGTAATTGTAAAAGGCGGTAGGGTTCTCTCTACTGGTTATAATGAAATTAGATATTCCGGTGTTCTTGACCAAACAACAGTTCATGCAGAAGAAAGTGCAATTCTTAAACTTCTCAAAGATGGTTATCAAAAGCATCTTGTTGGGTCCACTCTTTATGTTACACGCTTTACTAGGGCTGGAGCTTTGGGCTGTAGCCTGCCTTGCAGTAGGTGTTCTGACCTTATCAAAAGCGTTGGCATATCTCTTGTCCATTATCTCGATTTGGATGGACTACCTAGAACAGTAAAAATATGATTAGCTTGCTCGATGGTGATCTTATAGCGTTCAGGTGTGCTTCCACAGCAGAAAATGAAGGAGAGCAAATTGCTCTTGCTAGAACTAATGAGTTTGTAGAAAAACTTCTGTTAGAAACAGAGGTTGGCTCTTACGAGGTTTATATTTCTGGAGAAGGAAACTTTAGAAAAACAATCTTTCCAGAATATAAAGCAAATAGAATTGGTAAATATAGACCCCGCCATGAAGAAGCTTGTAAACAGTTTCTAATTTCTGAATGGGGAGCACAACGCTCACACGGATGTGAAACAGACGACATGCTTGGAATTCGTGCAACAGAATTGGGATACATTTCTATCATCTGTAGTATTGATAAGGATTTGTCTATGATTCCTGGGTGGCACTATCATTGGCAACAAACACGTTTAGGAGAAATAGTTGCAGAAGCTAAAAGGTTTTATGTCACTCCTACGGAAGGCTTGCGTAACTTTTATCGTCAGCTTATCATTGGAGATGCCGCTGATGGGATCAAGGGGGTCAAAGGGGCTGGCAAAAAGGCAGCAGCAGTCTTGGACTCTTACACAGAAGAAATAGATATGTTCAACATTGTACGTGGTATGTACGACAACGACGAAGAAATGTTAATGAATGGACAAGTGCTACACATTTGGAGAAAAACTAATGACATTTGGGAATTCCCTAAAGAAACATGACCTGGACACCAGCAAGGCGTAAAGCATTCATTGTTGCAGCACTTAGGGCAGGAACCCGTAGATGGCCTCCAAAGTTTAATACACTTAATGCTGCTAAAACAACTAAGAAAGTAAACAGTAAAACAGGACGTGTGGCCCAGCATTACATTTGTGCAGCATGTACCAATGAGTTTACATCAAAAGATATAAATGTAGATCACATTGCTCCTGTTGTTTCCCCATTAGAGGGGTTTACAACCTGGGATAGCTATATAGATGGGTTGTTCTGTGGTGAAGACAATTTACAGGTGCTATGCATCCCATGTCACCAGAAAAAAACAAAAGAGGAAAGTAATGAAGTTAGAAGTTCCAGTGCAGGACGAACAAGGAAATCTAAAGTTCACAGCAGTGATGAATGAAAAAGAAGTGCAAGCTGTGCTTCAATTTGGTTTGAACATGGCTTTGGCAATGGGAATTGCTACAGAGTTTGTAAGTAATAAACAAATGTCACTTCCCTTCAATGACTAAAACACATTTAGTTCTTCCTGACGTACAAATGAAGCCTGGCGTTGATGTGGGCTTCCTAAGAAAAATTGGGAAATACATTGTTGAAAAGAAACCTGACGTTATCGTTTGTCTTGGTGATTTTGCGGATATGCCTAGCCTATCTTCATATGATGTCGGTAAGAAAGTATTCGAGGGACGTAGGTATAAACTGGACATTGAAGCTGCTCATCTCGGAATGGACGCACTATTGGAACCTCTCCGGGAGTTTAACGAGAAAGCTAGAAAATCCCATAAACAGAAATATCTTCCAGATATGCACATGCTTCTTGGGAACCACGAAGACAGAATTTTAAGAGCAATTAACAGTGACCCTAAATTTGATGGAACAATTAGTATTGAAGACCTTAAGTATGCTGAAAGCGGTTGGACTGTCCACCCTTTCCTTCTTCCTGTTGTTCTCGATGGGATTTGTTATTCCCATTATTTTACTACCGGCTTGCTTGGCCGACCTTGCACAACAGCTAGTGCTCAGCTTAGTAAGAAACATATGTCGTGTATTGCAGGGCATCAACAGGGCTTACAGATTGCTACGGCGCATCGTGGGGATGGAAAGAGACTCACCAGCATAATTGCCGGGTCTTCCTACGAGCATCATGAATCTTTTTTGGGACTACAAGGAAACAACCATTGGAGAGGATTTTTAATGCTTCATGAGGTTGATGATGGTGCCTTTGATTTGATGCCTGTTTCACTTAATTACATCAATAAAAAATATGCTTAATGTTGTTGTAGAATTGTGGCCTTATGGATATAAGTCTGGTAAGAAAGAGCTTGCTGATTTCCAAATTGCAAACACTGGAACAGGAACCTTTGCATCTGGAAACTATATGGTGAGATTTGAGAAAGAAGATTGGTCTAAAGACGCTGTTCTAAACTATCGTAGAGAAGAAAAAGATGTATTAAAGCTGGTTTATCTAGCACTAAAGAGTAAATATGACCCTGACAAATAACATTTTCCAATTATCAGCACCATATAACAACCCCTATCAAAATGATGCACATAAGGCGCTGTTTGTATGCTCAGCAGGGTTGCTAAGAAGTGCAACGTGTGCTACAATGTATAGTAAGAAAGGTTGGAATACACGAGCAGCAGGAAGCAGCTCGCTGGCCCTTGTTCCTGTAACAGCCAACCTACTTGCTTGGGCAGACAGAGTTTATTTTGTTAACAAGGAAAACCATACAGAAACTTTAAAGAAGTTTAAGTCAACTCCTTGGGAAGACAAGGTTAACAATGCTATTGTGCTGAACATTCCAGATTCATATATGTATATGGACCCCTATTTACAAGAAATTATTGAGGAGCAGATGTGAAAGCTAATGATAAACAAGTTGCTGGAAACCATTATAAGCAGTTTAAAGAGCATGAACCGTGGGACGTAATCACTTCCTGGAAGCTTGGATATTTAGACGGAAATGCTGTAAAATACTTAAGCCGTTGGCGTTATAAAAATGGAACAGAAGACTTGAAAAAAGCCATCCATTACTTAGAGAAGCTCTTGGAGCAAGAAAATGCTGAAGCACGATCTGATTGAAAAACTACGTTCCTTAGAAGAAACAGCGTTGCTTGATTTACTAGGCATCACATCAGACCAACTGGTTGATGCTTTTCTAGACATTATTGAAGAGAAAGAAAACTATTTAAATGGGCAAGTCTGGGAAACAGATTTTTAAACGAGAAGAAGACCTTTTCTTTAGTAAGAATAATGGCTATAACATTCGTTATCTAAAACGTAAGCAAGAAGAAAAAGAAGCTAAAATGTTACGTGAGGACGCTGTTAAAGAGAAGACTAAGAAAGATGAATGAATTTTATTTAGCAGATTACTTAGCCAGATGGCAAAGCACATTGAAAACTGATTTAGAAGTGTTGAAGCACAACACCCCTCCAAAAGACGAACACCGTTGGCGTGTTGCTGACATTGAGAGAAACGTTGTGTGGTTGGTTGACACTCTTAAAGATTACGAACAACTAATTAGTAAACAGAATTTAGGTATTTAATGAAGATTTCTGATATTGAGGTGACCCCTCTCCACCCAGAACGATGGGGAAACGACCTTGACGTTGTTAACGCCGCCCGTGTTAGTTTTTCTAAGGAAAGCACTTGGGAGAATCCCGGAGGTATAGATGCCTTTGATGCTTCAAAGAATGTGCTCTCTGAGAAAGACATTAAACTTATTTTCTACCTAGCTAAGCACAAACACACCAGCCCTTTCAACCATTCTTTCCTTTCCTTCCGTATTAAGGCTCCAATTTTTGTTGCTAGACAATTGGTTAAACACAAATTTATGCCTTGGAATGAGGTGAGCCGTAGATATGTAGACGACGAGCCAGAGTTCTACATTCCAGGAATTTGGCGTAAAAGGGCAGACAATGTTAAGCAAGGAAGTTCTGATGAAGAGCTTGTTCTACGATGTTTAGATCCATTTAGTAGTGATTCATCAGGGTTGTTTGAAACCCCATATGAGGTGTATGAGACTTGTTTAGGTCTGTACCAAGAGCTTTTAGAGCAGGAAGTGGCCCCAGAACAAGCTAGAATGGTTCTACCACAAAGCATGATGACAGAATGGATTTGGAGTGGAACACTAGGGGCATTTCTAGACATGCTAAAGCTGCGGCTAGACAAACATGCACAAAAAGAAACAAGAGATGTTGCAGAGCTAATCCTTTATTACGTTTCTAGAGAATTTCCAATTTCAACTAAAGCAATGTTATAGGAACTTATTTAATGAATTATCAAGAAGAAACTAAGAAAACACGTTTACCAACCTACAGTGCAGAAGCTTGTGTGCTTGGATTGTTAGCAGAAGCAGGGGAAGTGGCTGCTGTGTTCCAAAAACTAATTCGTGGTGACTACACCCCACAATTGGCAGAAGAAAAACTTAAGTATGAATTAGGTGACATTCTTTGGCATGTTGCTGAAATTTGTAACGACAACAACTGGACGTTAAACAGTGTTATGGAAGACAACCTTAATAAGCTTAAAGATAGGGCTTTGCGTAAGGCTCTGTTAGGTAGTGGAGACAATCGGTAATGGACAGTTTACAAAAGTATGTCTTTAAAAGTAGATATGCCCGTTGGCAAGAAGACAAGGGACGAAGAGAGCATTGGGAAGAAACAGTAGCACGTTACTGTAACTATTGGAAAGAAAAGTTTCCTAACACTTTCCCGTATGAAGACATTTACAATGCTATCTACAACATGGAAGTTATGCCATCAATGCGTAGCTTAATGACGGCTGGTCCTGCATTAGATAGGGATAACATTGCAGGATTCAATTGTTCCTATTTACCAATTGTAGACCAACGATGTTTCGATGAAATCATGTACATCCTGATGTGCGGAACAGGTGTTGGGTATTCAGTGGAGCGTCAATATGTGTCAAAGTTACCAGACGTTGCAGAAACATTCCATAACACAGATTCCACAGTCGTGGTTGGGGATTCAAAAGCGGGTTGGGCCAGTGCCCTTAGAACCCTCATTGCAAGTCTTTATGGAGGTCAAGTGCCTAAGTGGGATACAAGCAAGGTTAGGCCTGCTGGAGCCCGCCTTAAGACTTTTGGAGGAAGAGCTTCTGGGCCAAAGCCACTGGAAGAACTTTTCTCCTTTACAGTCGCTTTATTTAGAAAAGCGGCTGGTAGAAAGCTTACATCAGTTGAATGCTCAGACTTGGTGTGTAAAATTGCGGAAGTGGTTGTCGTGGGAGGAGTTAGACGTTCTGCACTTATTTGTCTCAGCAACTTGTCTGACGACAGAATGCGAAACTATAAAAACGGACAGTGGTGGGTAGATGAAACACAGCGAGCATTAGCTAATATCTCTGCGGCTTATACTGAAAAACCAGATATGTCCACATTTATGGATGAATGGAAAGCCCTATATGATAGTAAATCAGGTGAGCGTGGAATCTTTAATAGAGTTGCAGCTAAAAAAGCAGCAGAAGCAACTGGAAGGCGTGATGTAAATCATGAATTTGGAACAAATCCATGCGGAGAAATTATACTTAGGCCATTTGGCTTTTGCAATTTATCAGAAATTATTGTTAGGCATGGTGATACAGAAGAACAACTTAAAAGAAAAGTTGAACTTGCTACAATTATTGGAACCTTCCAGTCAACACTAACTAATTATAGGTACATTCGCAAGCAATGGACAATCAACGCTGAAGAAGAACGACTACTTGGGGTGTCTAAGACTGGTATTATGGACCATGAGCTCCTCTCTACCTCTTCAAAAGAAACAGAAAACCTTTTACAACAGTTAAAAGAACATAGTATTATTACTAATAAAAAGTGGGCCGCTCTTCTTGGCATTACTCCTAGTGCTGCTATTACTACTGTTAAGCCCTCTGGAACAGTTTCACAATTGGTTGACTCATCCAGTGGTATTCATCCTAGATACAGTGATCACTACATTAGAACAGTCCGGGCTGATAGTAAAGACCCTCTAGCACTATTCATGCAGGAAAAAGGATTCCCTGTTGAAACTGATGTAATGAATAAAAACAACTTAGTGTTTAGCTTTCCTGTTAAGGCTCCTGAAAACGCAATTAAACGTAATGATAGAACAGCATTAGAGCAGCTAGAACACTACCTTGTATTTAAGAAACATTGGTGTGAACACAACCCATCTATTACAGTTTATGTTCGTGAAGATGAGTGGTTAGAAGTTGCAGCTTGGGTGTACAAAAATCTAGAATTTTTAGGTGGTGTTAGTTTTCTTCCCCACAATGATCATGCATACCAACAGGCACCTTACCAAGAAATTTCAGAAGAAGAATACTTACTAGCTAAAAAATCTTTCCCGGATGTGGATTGGTCAGAATTTGACAAATATGAAATTGATGACGCTACAGTTAGTATGAAAGAAATGGCATGTGTTGCAGGACATTGTGAGATTCTGTAAAAACCTTTAATAAAAATAAAAGCCCCTTGGTTTACACCTTGGGGCTTTTTTCGTTTTCAAATCACTTCAAAATGTGGGCCGTCTGATTCACCCTTTTCCATCAATGTTCCATCTCCATCCCAATCATATCCCCATCTAATAGAAACACCAAGTTCTTTAGCAGCAGAAAGCATTGCTTTCCCTAAAGTAACAAAACCAATTGTATCATTCCAATTGATTTTACCATCAACGTATGGACAAACATCCACTGCATCACCTGTGATGTGCTTGCTGTTTAGTGTCCATGTCACCTTTGGACCAGGTGTTGTTCTTCCTTGAGCAAACAACTGTTCCTGCCTCTCCTTGGTTCTAACCCCTTCAGTGATAATTACATCCTGAGAGGTGGCAACCTTTCTCACCACCCCCACAAGTTTTTCACTAACACCCTTTAGTTTTGCTTCGTTATATATCATTGCTGATAGGCATTATAGCGTTGAACTGATCGCATGTTATTTTTTGGTATACCTTCTCTACGTTGTTTAGGAGAGAGACTTCCTGCTGTCATAGCATCGTGAGCCCTCTTCTTTAAAGTTGATGGGTCTTCTCCAAGTTCTTGGTATCTGTCAATGAGCTTGCTCACATCATCACCATTTCTAATAGCGTTGTCAAACCGTGTTTCAATGGTTTTAACCTGCTCTTTACGGAGCTTTTCTCTCTCAGACATGGTGTAGAGTGTCTCACTGTTAATGCGCTCTTGTAGAGGCTTTAATCCAAGCACAGCCCGCATGTTTTGCTGTTCCTTGGTTCTTGGTTCCTCAAGTTTTGGAAGTCCTTTCTCGTCATAAACCATAAACTTTCCAGGAGCCACCTCAGTGGAGGAATGTGCAACTTCATAAGCATTCTTAATTGCTGTTGGCATTAAAGCTTTCTTAGCAGCTTCAATTGAGGCAGTGTCCATGTCTTTAGCAGCAGTGAACGCCTTACCTACAATATCTGCAAAGTTGGCTATGTGAACCAAGCTTTTAGATTGTACATCTGGAACCATGTCAGCAGAACTAACACGGCTTTGTATGTCAACCCCTGTGTACCAAGAGGCAACCCCGTCCATAGCCCAATTGGGTTGTGTTGGATCACCCATAACCAGCTCACGAATACTCTTGTTTCCTGGGAGTAGTTTTGTAAACCAATCAGCTTCCTGATACCCTGGTAAACCTGACACACCATATAAACCAGCAGCAACTGCTAATGCAGCACCAGCAGCTTCTTTCTGTTGTTTAGCATTTACAACACGACTAACCTGTTGTTCTACAAAGTTGTGTTTGAATGTTGCAAATGCTCCTAAAGCTTTTCCAAACTCTCCAAACGTGTTATAAATTGCAGGACGTTCGTGCTTGTCATAATCCACCATAACACTGTTAGCTGCTTCCTGTGCTCTTAGGAAACCATCTTCTCCTTTAAAACCAGCTCTATCAAACATATCCACAAAGAACATAAACACTGGTGGACGTGTTAGGTTTTCACCAACCTTACCAATGATGTGCAATGGGAATCTAGCAGCAGCAACAAGTTTTCCTTGTGTCAAGTCTCTAGCTGTGTGGCTTTCTGTATAGTTGAATAAACCAACAGAATGTGCCCAATCCCATGCCTCTAGCATATGTGGGCGAAGACCCTCTCTGTTCCCAGAAACAAGTTTTGCCATGTCCATCATAGTTGCTGGAATGCTTTTAGCTAGCACCTCTGTATGAGACAAACCAGTTGTTTCACGAATAGCAGGAACTTCAGCCATCATTGCAATTGGGGCTTGGGTTAGTTGTAAAGCTAAATACCCAAGGTTGCAGAACTCAGTTAGCATTGATGTACTAACCTCTGTAATACCACGTAAAACCTTTCTAGTTGTGGATGGTCCAAAACCAGCAGGAGTTAGGTTTGACACACCATGAACAACCAAGTCCACTGCCTTGTTCAAAGCAGCTCCAGCAGAGTTTAAATTGTTTCCTTTCAAATGCTCTATATGCTTGTTAAGCATCACAGCAGTGTTAGGAAGCTTCTCTAAAACATCTGGATTTGTAACCAGTCTATGCATTTCATGGATTGGTTTCTGCATAGCATTGTATTCAAACCCCTGCTCTAGGTGGTTGATAATGCTATCAAACAATTCTTTAGCATTCTGTTCCTTAGATAGCCAGGGTCGATCACCTATGTAGCCATGAACACCTGTGCGCTTTAAATCATGCTTATTAAAGCTGTATAGTTTAGCAACCTGTTTAGCAGAATGCTCG